GCAATTAGGTCAAACCTTTGGCGGTGCAGCTGCTACACAAGCCAATACTTTTGAAGGTCAGATTGCTAGATTGCGAGTGGGCTTTGATGAGGCCAAAGAAGCAATTGGCGCTCAACTATTGCCAGTTATTCAGAGACTTCTTGATTACGTTGTAAACGTTCTCATTCCTAAGTTCCAAGAAGCAAAACGAGCAGCCATTGATCCAATCGTTCAAGCCTTTAAGAATAACGAAGCAGCTCTGCGCGACTTATGGTCTTTCATTAAAACCTATCTTGTCCCCATTTTTGAAACGGCTCTAGTGGGCGCAATCAAATCAGTCGGAGCCACAATTGCTGGAATCATCAACATCATTGGCACAGTCACCAGCAAAGTTAAAGAATTGGCTAATGACGTCATTGACGCAGTTAATAAGATTATCCGCGCTTACAACTCAATTCCCATTCTCCCTAACGTTTCAACGATTCCTAATATCTCCACAACGACCACTTCAAGGACTGGAAGCGTTCCAACAGCAAGCCTGCCATTTGGCGGCGCATCAATCATTCCCCCATCAAGCGGTTCGGCTAACGTGACTCCATCAACACCTACAACAGTCGTAACGCCAGTAACCTCAACGCCAAAAGTGACAACTACTCCAAGCGTTCCAATTGGTTCAGCTACCGCAATCAGCGTCGGAAGTAATTTCAATCCCGGATCCTTTAGAATGGGCGAAGAACGCTCAATGGCCGGAGTAACCATCAACGTCAATGCTCCCAGCGCAATTGATGAAGAAGGATTTACTCGAGCAGTAGTTTCAGCTCTCAACAATTCAAACTCTCGCGGAACTGGCGGCGGTAGCGGATTATTTGGAATTCGCAACGAATTATGACAACTTGGACGCCCGAGTATCGCGTTTTAATTAACGGCACAGATGCCACAGATTTAACTCTTGTCGGCTTCACAGCCACTTCTGGACGTACTGACGTCAATACTCAAGCGCAAGCCGGTTATTGCAATTTGCAGCTCATCAATGCAACCAATTCATTTTATGATTGGAGCGTTAATACTGGCGTAACCCTCGAAGTCAAAGATACGAACGGCAATTGGGTTAGTTTATTTGGTGGAAGAATCAGCGACGTCTCGACTAGCGTTAGAACCGCTGGTGAAGTCGCTTATGTGACGCAAATTCAGATTGTTGCGTTAGGCGCATTATCTAAACTTTCAAAGGCAATCTGGACTTCTAGCCTTGCGCAAGACGATGACGGAGATCAAATCTTTACAATTCTAAGCGACTTGTTATTAGCCTCTTGGAATGAAATTAGTCCCGCTCAACAATGGAGCAGTTTTGACCCGACAACAACTTGGGCAAATGCTGGCGACGTTGGACTTGGGGATATAGATCGCCCGGGTCAATATGAAATGGAACAACGTTCAGCCAGCCCAATTGATTACTATTCAATCGTCACCCAAATCGCCAACTCAGCTCTTGGATATATTTATGAAAACGCCAACGGAGAAATTGGTTACGCTGATGCGGCTCACCGACAGACTTACCTACTTGCCAACGGATACACCGAATTGGACGCTCGCGAAGCCTTTGCAGCTGGCATTAAGCAATCTATTCGTTCGGGCAAGATAATCAATAAATACCAAATCAATTATGGAAACAATTTTAATAGTTCCAAGAGTGCGACGGATCAAGATTCTATAGACCTTTACGGCCTTTATTCAGTCCAAGAAAATTCGCTGGTTCACGATGCCACCGATGCTCAGAACATAGTGAATCGCCAAGTGGCCCTACGCGCTTATCCGCGTCCACTATTCGACACCATTACCTTTCCGCTTCAAAATCCCGAAATGACTGACGCCGACCGAGATGCCTTGATAAATGTATTTATGGGCCAACCAGTCAAAATAACCAATTTGCCCATCAATATCTATGGCGGCGAGTTCACCGGCTATATCGAAGGCTGGACTTGGACTAGCACGCTTAACGGCCTTTCATTGACTTTCACCGCGTCGCCGACTGAGTTCAGCGCAGTAGCCCAGAATTGGGATCAAGTGAACGCGGCAGAAACGTGGAATAGCATACTTAATACGCTAGAATGGCAAGACGCGATAGGAGTAATCAGCTAATGGCAACAACAACGAACTTCGGGTGGGAAACCCCTGACGATACAGATCTTGTCAAAGATGGCGCTTTGGCGATGCGCACTTTGGGCAATTCGATAGATACTTCTTTCGTTGATCTCAAAGGCGGCACAACCGGACAAATTCTTTCAAAGGCGTCTAATACTGACCTTGATTACACTTGGATAAATAACGACCAAGGCGACATAACAGCCGTTACAGCTGGAACTGGTCTTACAGGTGGCGGAACAACTGGTGCCGTAACTCTTACAAATGATATGGCAACAACAATTACTGCTTCTGGCGATATTATTGTTGGCACAGGTTCTGGAACTTATGACAATTTGCCAATCGGTACAACAGGTCAAATTTTAACGGCTGACACAACAGTTAGTCCATATAAAGTTAAATGGGCAACTGCGGCTAGCGGTGGCGGTTTTACCTTGATTCAAGATCAGCAAGCAAGCGCTTCAGCTGCTATAAATTTTACTTCAATTGCAGGAACCTATAAACACCTTCTTTTAACTTGGGAAGGATTGCGTTCAACTACTGACAGCAGCACAGCTTACGATGTCCGATTTAATGCCGATTCCTCAGCAATTTATCATAGTAGAGGTATTTCTTACATTGGCACAACGGGAACAGTTCAAGCAGCCAGCAATACCAGCGCAGGATTTGGAAAGTTAATTGGTCAAGGATTTCAAGGTACTGGTGTAAATGAACAAAGCAGAGGTTATCTTTGGATTTATGACTATGCAAGCACAACAAGATTTAAAGTGTGTGTTGGTTCATCTTCGTTTATGGACCAAGGATTAGGTGAAACTAATTTGCCAATGGTTTTAACTAATTACGCTTCAACTTCTGCTATTACTTCAGTAGATATTACAAGAATTGCAGGAAGCGGAAACTTAACAAATGCCACAAGCACATCAATTAGATTATATGGAGTATCCTAATGTTAGAAACTGAAGGCAAAAAACTTACTGTAAATTGCGAAACAGGCGAAATCATATATGATGTTTATTCTGCTGAAGAAATTGCAGAGCAGTTAGCAAAAGGCGAAGAAATTAAGGCTCTAAAAAAAAGTGTTGAGCAAGCGGCATTAAGTAAAGCAGCGTTGCTTGAACGCTTAGGAATTACCGAAGAAGAAGCCAAGTTACTATTCAGCTAATGCCTAAACTTTGCAAAGCGGGTCAGCAATTAAGGGAGCAATTAGATGACCTTTATATGGAAAGATCGCGCAAAAGTGACGGATGGATTGGCGACTCAAGACATTCGGCTCGTAAATCGGATCACAACCCTGATGAAAACGGAATCGTTAGGGCGCTCGATATTACAAGCGACTTGGGAACTCATCCGGAAGAAGCTCACGCGCTAATCGAGAAAATACGTAAGTGTGCTAAACGGGGAGATAAGCGTATTAAGTATTTAATTTTTGATGGACGTATTTCATCACCGATTCTAAATTGGAAGTGGCGTAAATACAAAGGGGTAAATCCTCATCGCCATCACTTTCACGTTAGTTTTACAACTTTGGGAGATAAAGACGGCAGCTGGTTCGACCTCGAAGGAGACAAACAAAATGGCAGAATTGAAACTGATGGCGGGAAGCTGGGCGAAAACATTCCTCGCGACGGCTCTTTCGACATACCTCTCAGTAGGACTTCAACCCGACTACATTCTCAATGCAGCACTTGTGAGTGTGTTGCCTTCCGTGATTAACTGGCTAAACCCCAATTACGAGCGTTACGGCAAAATCAAATAATGCCAGCTTCCGACCTCGCCGCGACTATCGCGAGCGTTCTCGGATCAATCGGCCTACTTATTGCCGGACTGAGATACATAATAAAACTTGAGAATCTACCCATTGTGTCGCGCCTAGACAAGATGGAGTCTCAGTTAGAATTAGCCCTCTCAGCAAAGGTGGCTAGAAATGGCAACAAGAAAACGCGCTAAGAAACCAGCGAAGAAGGTCGCAAAACGTCGCAAAACGACAAAAGAGCCAATCCTTACGAAGCTGGATTTCTGGGCTATTGCTGCCAAAGAAGTCTATGACGCTTGCCGCAAAGCGGGAATGGACGAAGGCACAGCTCTAGCCTTTGCGATGGATAGAAGCTCTTATCCCGATTGGATTGTTGATCCGAGCGACCCAATAAAGAATCCGCTCGATGATTGGGAAGAGGACGACTAATTTACCTTCGCGAGGTCGAACTCTTTGAGGCGCTTAAGTCGGTTTATCCGGACTTA